AGTTACGATCAAATTTCTTTTCAGTACGACGAAAAAAAATATTTAAATAAACGCTAGGGTTAAACCTCCAAGGGAAACGAGTACGGCGTTTATTGAATAGAAGGAGAAAAAATGAATATAAGACGAAAGAAAAAAATGAAATCTATCGCAGAAAAAATTGCTGAATTAAGCGAAGAGCTTGAGATGCTGCAAGACGAAGAACAAGAGTATATGGACAATATGCCAGAGAATTTGCAAGGGTCCGAGCGATATGAAGTAGCTGACCAAGCTATTGATACTATGGAAGTTGCCATCGATAGATTGAACGACGTTTGCACCGAATTGGAAGAAATCTACGAAAATTGAAAGGAGGTGAGTAGATAATGCCAGAATACAAAGACGAAAAGGGTTATACCATCGATGAACAAGGTAACAAATCTGCCCAGATGACATTGACACCAACTATTTACGTTGGAGATGTAACTTTTGATAATGGTGAAAAAGCACAGATTTTAACCACTTGGGGACAGTCACCAATAGTTAGATTTGATGATGGTTCAGAGGTGATTTGGAATTGGAAAGAAATTATTAATGAAGCGGTAAAAATTAAGGATGCAAGAAAAAAGCCTACCTCGGCGGCAACCGAGATAAGCAAATAAAAAATATGAACATATCTAAGGAGAGTTTATCACAAATGAATAAAATAGACCATTTAATAAATGTATTGGTTTTGGAATGCAAGAAACAAAATATTCCAGTATTAGTTTCAGTTTCTATTGATGATGAAATAACCGTACAAGGTTTTGGTTCCCACTCAAGTATGACTGAATCAGTCAACGCAATTCAAAAAGCAGTAGTCGATGAATTCGAGAAAGGAGATAACGAAGATGCCGATGAAGATCAATAGTTTAGAAGTCGAGAACATTAAACGTGTCAAAGCAGTAGTCATTCAGCCTACAGAGAACGGCTTAACTATTCTAGGTGGGAATAATAACCAAGGGAAGACTAGTGTATTAGATGCAATTGCTTGGGGGCTAGGTGGAAATAAATACAAACCTTCCAATCCTCAACGTGAAGGTTCTGTCACACCACCTAATCTAAAAATTACCATGAATAACGGTCTGATTGTTGAACGTAAAGGCAAGAATTCAGATTTGAAGGTCATTGACCCTCAAGGTAACAAAGGCGGTCAACAGCTTCTAAATAGCTTTGTAGAAGAGCTAGCCATTGACCTACCAAAGTTTATGGAATCTTCTTCTAAAGACAAAGCGAATATTTTACTACAGATCATCGGTATTGGTGATCTGTTGGAAAAATTGGAAATGGAAGAGAAATCCATCTACAACGAACGTTATCAAGTCGGACGGATTGCCGATCAAAAGAAAAAGTTTGCTGAGGAACAACCGCACTATGCTGATGCGCCTAAGGAATTAATTTCTACTATGGATTTAATTCAACAGCAACAACAAATTCTAGCTATCAATGGTGAAAATCAACGGAAACGTGAAAATGTTCAACGTCTACAAAATAAGTTTGATTATGAGGCACAACAAATTGAGCAACTACGCCAACAGTTAGCCAAAATGGAAGAAACGCATCAATTGACTGCCAATGATTTAGCGATTGCTCAAACGTCTGCAAAAGATTTACAAGATCAATCAACAGCAGAATTGGAACAGAGTCTTCAAAACGTGGAACAAATCAATGTGAAGGTTCGTGCGAATTTTGATAAGGAAAAAGCGGAGTTGGACGCAGAAGAATACGCAAAACAATACCGAGCATTAGATGAAGGAATTAAAGCAGTTCGAGAAGAGCGCATGAAGCTATTGAACAACGCTCAGTTGCCTTTACCTGGACTATCTGTGTTAGAGGGAGAATTAATCTACAACGGCCAACAGTGGGACAACATGAGCGGTTCTGATCAGCTAAAAGTATCTACTGCCATTGTTCGTAAGTTGAAACCAGAATGCGGTTTTGTCTTGCTGGATAAATTGGAACAAATGGATATGATTACGCTGAACGAATTTAGTCAGTGGTTACAGCAAGAAGGACTGCAAGCAATTGCAACACGTGTTTCAACGGGCGATGAATGTAGCATTATTATTGAAGATGGCTATGTAACTGAAAATAAATTACTTGAGGGCGGAACACCACCTCAACAAGCAACATCTAATACAACACCAACGTGGACGAAAGGAGCATTTTAAATATGAATATTACGCGAGGAGTTATTGCTAAAGCACAAAAGCTAGTAATTTACGGACCAGAAGGGATTGGTAAATCAACATTAGCTGCACAATTTCCTAATCCATTATTTATTGACACGGAAGGCAGTACCAATAATATGGACGTCGCTCGTTTAGATAAACCATCAAGCTGGACTATGTTGCTGCAACAAATCGATTTTGTAAAACAAACGATGCCTTGCAACACTTTGATAATCGATACAGCAGATTGGGCAGAACGATTATGCATTGATTACGTTGTTTCAAATGCGAATAAAACCAGTATCACACAGTTTGGATATGGTGAGGGATTTATTCAATTAGAAGAAGTATTCGGTAAATTTCTAAATAAATTAACAGATTTAGCAGAAATTGGCATCAATATTGTTCTTACTGCCCATGCAAAAATTGTGAAATTTGAACAACCGGATGAAATGGGTGCCTATGATCGTTGGGAATTAAAGTTAGGAAATAAAACCACTGCTAAAACTGCTTCAATTACGAAGGAGTGGGCGGATGCAGTATTGTTCTGCAATTACAAAACGTTGTCGGTAGCTGCAGATGATAAAGGTAAAAAATTTAAGGGACAAGGAGGTAAACGTGTCATGTACACAACGCACCATCCAGCATGGGACGCAAAAAATCGTTTTGGCTTACCTGATGAAATGGATATGAATTTTTCTGGAATAGCACATATTTTCGCTAGTCAACAACAAGCAGTACCGCAACCTACGACAATGCCAGAACCAATCGTAGAACAGCCAAAATTAGAGTCTTCAACAACGGAATCAACACCGAACTTCGAACGGGAATCTGTCGATTATACAGGCATTCCACAAAACTTAGTGGATTTAATGCAAGCAAACAATGTGTTGCCAGGGGAAATTATGGCAGCGACTGAATCAAAAGGCTACTACCCTGTAGGAACACCGATTCAGAACTATGATCGAGGATACATTGACGGCGTATTAGTCGCTGCATGGGAGCAAGTCTTCGCAATGATTAAAGAAATTAGAAACCAACAAACATTTTAGGAGGAAAAATAAATGACACAACAATACCAACAAGACCGCGAATTAGGATGGGATGACACAATTGTTCAAGACAGTGAAGGAGGTATTGTCTTAGCACCAGGAGATTATATTTTTGAAGTTGTTAAATTTGAACGTGCACGATTTACACCAGGACCAACATCTAAATTACCAGCATGTAATATGGCTAAATTGGAATTGAAAATTCAATCAGAACAAGGGACGGCGATTGTTTTCAACAATTTATACTTGCATACGTCAACAGAAGGTTTGTTATCAGCTTTCTTTGCTTCAATTGGTCAAAAAGTGAAAGGTGCACCGTTACAAATGAATTGGAATTTAGTGACTGGTGCGAAAGGGGCAGTCAAAATTAAGAATCGGACATATAAAGACAATACTTACAATGATGTTGACCGTTTCTATCCATTAGATGCTAGTTATTACACAATAAAAGAAGCACCAGAAGTTGTCAAACAGCTACAACAACCAGCGCAAGGCTATCAAGCACCACAACAACAGAATTGGTCAGCGCCTACACAACAACCGACGCAACCGACACAAGGCTATCAACCAGGAGCTTTCTAGGAGGGATATGTTTGATACTAAAATCAGGTCATTATACTCAAGAATTTAAGGAACATATCGATTGGGTTATTGAAGAATTAAAAAAAGATAGCACTATAATAGGCTATCTCGAATTAGATTGGTTTGATGAACCAACAACAATTGATATGAAACTGGCAGAAAAAATTAGAAGAGCTATCCACCAAGGCCTTTACTCACAAAATGACCAATGAAAGCTGAAATTATATTGGTAATAATAAAAGCAATTGGTACAAAGTACGGTTTTTCTTTGAATCTGTACCAATATGCCCGTAGAGATGCTCCATACAAATCTTTTTCTGAAGTATTAGTCTTAAGAGTTCTATCTATAGCCATATTAACCATTTGTGTAAACATACGGACTTTACTAGATGTAGACATACTTAATTCGTAGTATTTTCCTTCTTCAAAAGCTTTTGCCTCAGCAGCACCAGTAAGGTATTGTTTTGGTTCTAAAGTATTTTTAATCATAAGATGGTCCATTTTTTTATCTTCGATGTAATCTGGTCCATAAAGTTCTTTGAATAGAGAAGCAATATTGATTTGTTGATTGTCCGAAAGTAAGAAAGGATGCCCACCCAATACTTGATAACGGTGTTCTAGTGCTTTAAAACCAAAAATCGAATCTCTCATATTCCAATGCAACCACGTCTTATTATTATTATTTCTTAAAAAGTCGAAATATTCGTCTAACATCTCTTTTTCAATTTCGTTGTATCGATCAACAATTTCGTCAAAAGGTATTCCCATTTCTTCAGCAGATTTATAAATTGCAAATAACTCTGTTTGACCAAATTCGAGATTTTCGACTGCAATTGAGGTTATCCTTGGACTTTTCCCACCAAGTGCAAAAAAACTCTCGCTTGAATAATGAATAACCAAATATTTAGATTTTTCTTTATCTATTTCTTTTAAAGTATTTAAACCTTTCAATCTATCAGTAATACGACTCATTGTAATCCTCCATTTTTTTATCTCATTATATATCTAAAGAAAGGAATGTGCTATGAAATTAAGACCTTATCAACAAGAAGCACGTACTGCAATCCAAAAGGAATGGCAAGAAGGGCGTAAAAAAACGTTACTTGTCCTTCCGACTGGTTGTGGTAAAACAATCGTATTTTCAAAAGTAATTGAAGACCGTGTAAGACTAGGCGAGCGTGTGCTCGTCTTAGCCCACCGGGGCGAATTACTAGACCAGGCATCAGAAAAATTAGAAAAGTCTACTGGACTAAAAACGGCAACAGAAAAAGCTGAACAGACTAGCATTGGTGGTTTCTTTCGTGTAGTTGTTGGTTCCGTTCAAACGTTACAACGAGAAAAACGCCTTAGCAAGTTTCCACCGGATTTTTTTGACACGATTGTTGTAGATGAAGCTCACCATTGTATCAGTAATGGCTACCAATTTGTTTTGAAGCACTTTAAGGAATCGAATGTTTTAGGTGTTACAGCAACGCCTGACCGTGGAGATATGCGAAACCTTGGTTCTTATTTCGAATCCTTAGCTTACGAATATACGTTACCAGAGGCAATCAAATCAGGATATTTGTCACCAATTAAAGCATTGACTATCCCGCTGAAACTAGATTTAACTTCTGTTGGTCAACAAGGCGGAGATTTTAAAACAAGGGATTTAGGTACGGCATTAGATCCCTATCTTTATCAGATAGCTGATGAAATGGCGAAACATTGTTTAAACAGGAAAACAGTTGTCTTTCTTCCATTAGTCAAAACGAGTAAAAAGTTTCGGGATATTTTGAATGAAAAAGGATTTAAAGCTGCAGAAGTCAATGGCACGTCTAAGGATCGTGAGGAGATTCTTTCGGATTTTGATAAGGATAAATACAATGTACTGTGCAATTCGATGTTACTTACTGAGGGTTGGGACTGTCCGTCTGTCGATTGTATCGTGGTTTTAAGACCAACGAAAGTCCGTAGCTTATACAGTCAGATGGTAGGACGTGGCACACGATTGTTTCCAGGTAAGGAAGAGTTATTGCTATTAGATTTCTTGTGGCACACCGAACGTCATGAACTATGTCATCCGGCACATTTAATTGCCACTAGTGATGATGTAGCTAAGAAAATGACAGAAAACATTGAAGAAGCTGGTGAACAAGGATTTGCAGTTGATATTGAAGAAGCTGAATCACAAGCTGAAAAAGATGTCATTGCCGAGCGCGAAGAAGCGCTAGCGAAAAAACTGGAAGAAATGCGCAAACGAAAACGTAAACTAGTAGACCCATTGCAATTTGAAATGTCGATTCAAGCGGAAGATTTAACGAGTTATGTACCAAGTTTCGGTTGGGAAATGGGACCACCGTCTACACAACAAGTAAATGCGTTAGAAAAATTAGGTATTTTACCAGATGCCATCGATAACGCAGGAAAAGCTAGCCTCATGCTTGACCGTCTACAAAAACGGAAAGAAGCAGGGCTAGCTACACCTAAGCAAATTCGATTATTAGAACAACGCGGATTTAAATCAGTCGGTACATGGTCATTCGATAATGCCAGCAAAATGATTAATCGTATTGCGGCTAATGGATGGCGATTACCAAGTGGTGTGAGACCGACGGAATATCAACCAGAATAGTTACTAATCAGGAATTATTTGACTTAAATAAAACATGGCCTCATTACATTTTTCATCATATAATACAGCCTCTGTATAACTAAGTGACTGGTAGTGTTCAGCTTTAACTTCTTCCTCTAAGGAATGTAAATTATTTAGAAATTCATAAAAACTTTTCTTTATCATTCTAATATTAACCATAGAATCTAAAATATCATTCACTGATAAATTTTCATTATCAGCCAGACTATTGGGAAGGTGAGGAACCATAGAAAATATCTTTTTTTCAACAATATTCCATGAGTTAATTATAGATAAACGTGGATTAACAGAAGCAATCATATCTGTTTCTTTATGGACAGATTGTGGATTTGGAAATAATTTTTTGCTGAAATCCTTGTATTTGTTGGATTCAGTTATATTTTCAGAGTCGGAAGAATGGGACTGTTTATTAGGTTCTTTGTTAGGTTGTTTTTCATTTACGATGTCAAGTAATACCTCGTTTGAGTTATCGTTTTTAATAAGGTTTTCACCAAATGATAGCTCTTTATCTCCCATTTTAAAATGACTAACTCTTTGAGAAAGTTTATTCAGACCTTGTAAAAAACTTTTTTTATAAATGATGGAGATAACTAAAGCTAACAAAGGCCATGAGAAATTATTATAGAGAATAAAAAAATAATAAAAAATAGATTTACAGATTTCCTTGAAAGTTTCCATAAAAAACTCCTTTATTTTTATCATACCAAAAGAAAGCAGGTGATACTACTTGGAAAACAAATTAAATTTACTTGAGCTGTTGGAATTTGTAGATCCAGCATATCTTTCTTATCAGGAATGGACCAACGTAGGAATGGCATTGAAACATGAAGGCTATACGGCATTAGATTGGGACCAATGGAGCCAACGAGATTCTTCACGTTACCATTCAGGTGAATGTTTCAAAAAGTGGGATACGTTTAAAGGTAATGGCCAGCCAGTAACAGGGGCAACCATCACGCAATTGGCCAAAGAGAATGGTTGGATGTCCCCGTTTAAAAGTGATGATATTGGTCATGAGTTAGATTGGAACGATACGCTTCAACGTGATGATTTAGTTATCATTGACCGCAACTGGATTGAAGGAAAAGAAATTCATGAGCCAACAAAATGGGAGCCATCGCGTCAAATTATCCAGTACTTAGAAGCGTTATTCGAGCCATCAGAGACAGTCGCCTATAATATGGCAGCTTGGCAAGACGAAGATGGCAAGTGGAAGCCTTCGAATAAAGGTGCGTATGATCGGACTGCTGGTCAGCTGATTGAAGCCCTTACTCATTGTGGAGATGACATTGGTTCCGTTTTGGGTGACTACAATCCAGAAGCAGGTGCATGGATTCGTTTCAATCCATTAGATGGGAAAGGTGTTAAAAACGACAATGTGACAGAATTCCGCTATGCGCTAGTCGAATCTGACAACATGAGTCTTGAAAAACAAAATGCTATCATGCGTGAGTTAGAACTACCAATCGCAGCAATGATTTACAGTGGCAAAAAATCTATTCATGCCATTGTGCGAGTGGATGCAGATAATTATCCGGAATATCGGAAGCGGGTGGATTATCTTTATGATGTTTGTAAGAAAAATGGTCTGACAAATGATAACCAAAACAGGAACCCGTCACGATTAAGCCGTATGCCTGGTGTTGTTCGTGGCGAGAACAAGCAATTTATTATTGATACCAATATTGGGAAATCAACATGGGACGAATGGAAAGAATGGATTGAAAGTGTCAATGATGATTTGCCTGACCCTGAAAGTTTAGAAGATTTATTTGCCAAGCCAATCGAGCTAGCACCCGAATTAATTAAGGGAATGTTACGACAAGGTCATAAGATGTTAATCGCTGGACCATCAAAAGCTGGTAAATCATTTTCATTAATCCAGTTGGCCATAGCTATCGCAGAAGGTCGTCAATGGTTTGGTTTTGATTGTGAAAAAGGGAAAGTATTGTACGTCAATCTAGAATTAGACGAACGTTCCGCAAAAGTCCGTTTTGTAGATATTTATGAACGATTGGG